AGACATATCCATTCTTCTTACTTGAGTACCAGCATTAAAAGTTCTAATGTATAATTCTCCCGATTCTGAATTAGTAGTAATATCATTTACTCTAGCATATATATCCACAAATTCATGTTCTGCTTCTGTACCTGCACCGTCATCTTGGTCAGAATTCATACTTAAGAATCTAATACTACCGATTAAATCTCCGTTTACTGGAGTTGCAGTAGTTCTTTTGAATACTAAATCTGGAGCAAGATTAGCACCATCGTCTGTAGATTCTAACCTTAATGTATCATCAGTTCCACTATCAACAATATGTAATGGCGCAGAAGGAGTTGCAGTTCCAATACCAACATTACCGTCTGTGTGAATCCTCATTCTTTCTGCAACCGCATCATCAGAAGTAGCAGTAGAAGTATGAAATGCAATAAAAGATGAACCCGTTCCATCAGCCAATCCTGATTTAAGGATTAAATCTCCACCATCAGTATCACCAGAAGCGGCAGTTGTTGAACCAGCAGAGATAGTTAAATCTCTGCCAACTACTCCAGACCCCGAAGCAACTACACTTAATTCTGCATTTCCGCCATTAGCGTAAACAATTTTATCTAAACTAGTTATAGTTAAATCCCCACTCGAATATGAAACATCTGATAAGTCATTTAATGCGGCTACACTACTTGTTCCCGCACCTATATCACTTCTAACTTGTGTAGGGGTTCTTTTCATTATTACTCCGCTTTCTTCTACTAAGAAATTTTCACTACTACCATCACCCGATGCTATAGTGCTTAAAGTTAAAGCACCAGCAATTGTAGTTGCACCTAATCCATCTACTGTAAATAAAGCAGTATCTCCTTCATCGCCATCAGAATCATCATCACTATAAATTTCAAATCTTTCAGCCGCCGTATTATCTGCTAATACGAATCTAATATCAGCATCAGCAATCTTATTTTTAAATAAAGTTCTAGTAGCACTTCCTTCTATCGACATAGCCTCAGTATATTCTCCACTATTATCATAACCGATAGAAACCGAATTAGATTGTTTAGTTGTTGTAAAGAATTGTGTCGCTAAATCTCCACTAGTATCTGTTGACTGAACTTTAATTAAAGATATAGGAGTTGCTTGTGCTGGTATGTCGGGAACAACACTATCGGTAGTTCCTGAAACTCTACTAAGAACCGATGCTCCATTCTCTACAACAATCCAATGATATAAAGTTCCAGAACCTAATTGATTTAAAGTTAGACTAGAACTATCAGCAATAGTTACTAGTTTTCCTTCATTTAAAATAACTCCACCTTGAACTACAACGCTCCATCCGCTTCCTCCAGTTGGAGCAGTATAAGTATGGCTAAATCCAAAATTACCTGCGGAATCAGTCCCACCAAAATCTAATGCTAAATTACCTTGAGACATAGCATGTAACGCTTTAAACAAACCCGAATGTGGTGAATCAACTTTATCTGTTAATTGAGTTGTACCTGTTGTTCCCATAGAACTTAAAACACCTGAACCAACCACTACCATATCATTCGACCTCCATCGTGTATATCACTTCGATAGTATCAGTAGTTGAAAAGTTTCCTATTGCATCAAAATTAATTCTACCTAACATAACTGTTTCTCTATTCTCAGCAGTTGTAATATCATAATCTGCTGTTACATCTATATCTCCCATTTCACTATCAGTCGGTAGGCTACCAAAAAATCCAACTTCTCTAATAGTATATCCTTGTAAAGCACTACCACTAAATGATGTTTTTATTTCCACAACTCTATCATCCGATGAAGTTGCATTACTTGTTGCTGATGTACTTAATGGAACATCTAAATCTGTAGAAGTGGGGTTTGTTCCTCCACCACCAGTTCCTAATTTGGTTGTTCCAAAGGTAGAACCAAACATTTCTCTTAAAAATAGAGCCATTTTTCTTTTCGTTGTATCTGTTATCATATTAAATCCTCATCTGTTATTATAGTTGTTATTGTATCTAATGGGGCCATAGTTGTTCCGAAATCTAATTTTCTTTCTGTTAATGTTTGGAATCCTAATGTGAATGCGCTAGGGTCCGCTAAACTAATCTTCTTAATTACTAGCCTTAATTCTTTCAGTTTAACTGTATCGAAAAAGTCCAAAGGAGCAGTAGTTGATGTGAATTGAGAACCCCTAATTGAAGCGGCATTTGACTTATTTAACATAGACAATTCTGCAAATCTATTTGCTAAATCTTTACGATATGTTCCTACTTCTAATTCAACTAATCCCATCAGTTCTCTTCTAATTTCATATATTTTATATTGTCCACTTTGTATTCCTTCTGCTGGAAAATCCAAAGTAATAATATCTCCAGACCTAATTAATTCAATACCATTCTTAGACATCTTAACTGTAAACCTATCATCTCCTTCTGAATGAGCCTTTAGTAAAGTCTTGGCTCTCGAATCAACATCATCTTGTGAAATAAGTTCCATATTTACATCCTCAAGAGTTTTCTTACCAAACTTCTCTATACTCTTGCGGTTTCTCTTAATTGTTTTTACCCCACTTCCATAGACAATAATTTCATTATAAAGGTCAAAAGTTGATTTGTTTCTAGTTACACTTATGATGTTTAAATTAGTATTATCATAAGATAAAACTATTGGTCTGTAATCTCTAGTATTAGTTTGTTTAATTAAAGATATACCGATTTCATCTAATCTTATTTCTTTTTCTTTATATCTAGCCGCAAAGTTAGCCGCATTAAATATATCAATTCCTTGATAATTAGGAGCAATATAATATGGGTACTCCCTATCATCTTGTATATCGTATTGTATATCCTCTGAACTTAATAAACTATTAATAACATCTTCAACTTCTTGTCCTATTACTATTGTTGAACCTATTTTGGCAGACGAATAAGTTTCTGCTTTAGTTGGTTTGTTAGATTTAAGAGTAAATGTTTCTCCAAAAGAAACTATACCTAACATATCATTTTCTATTTTACCAATGAATAATTTACATAACGCTCTATCATCATAATAATCCGCTTCAACTCCCATAGATATTTTTTGTTTTGAGAGTCCATCAGTTAATAACATATTATAAGGAGAACCAGATTTAAACGTATTTCTATTACCAGTTGGGTTAAATAAATGAATATAATCTCTTAATACTAAATATGTATTGTTGAACAACCAGCCATTTGCAGAACTGGATAAAGCCGCATCGTTAGCAAATTTTCCCGCTATAGTTAAACTAGTATTACTCTCTATTGACTTAACATAACATTTTTGATGGTCTAATAGTATTACATCTCCCTCTTTTAAATCAGTTTGGAAAACGGTATTTGTTCCAGTAACTTGATTACTATTTAATGCAACTGTAAGTGTATGGGTGTCACTGTCTCCATCTGTATCTGAACCTAAATGTAAATATTGAGCGTGTCTAGCATCAGGGTCAATAGCAACATACATTGACATTACTGCTTCATTGATACCAGTATGCGCTTGCAATTGAAAATTACTATTCTTAGTATCTGGACCTAAAAATTCTTGGTCTTTATTAATTCTTAATAAGTTAGGGGTATCACCATACATTAAATCACTATCAGGTCTTTTGGTGGTTCTTGAAGATAAACAGTTAATATCTATTTCATTAGGAGAATTTCTCCATAAACAAGTTTCAGCGGGTCGCATAATTCTATAGTTGTCATAAAAGTCTATTGCCCCGCTATTATCAAGTGGGACATTATCTAACAATAACTCATGAGCAACTACTTTACCTGTTATATTTCTTTTATGTTCCTTAACATAAATAATATGATTAGGGTCAACCATAGTATCAGCCATACTAGTTTGTCCTTGAAAATAACTAATTGCATTAGTAGTTCCTTCAGAATTATTATCTGCAAACCAACTAATATCATATACACTAGAATCATTTTTAAACGGCCTAAAGTCTAACCTAGTTGGTTTTTTACCTACTTGAGTTCCAAAGTTAGCGACCAAATACATACCAGTTAAATCTACAAAATTTAAAAACGGATTATAATTAGTTGAGCCTTCTGCATCTATTTCTATTCTTAATGAACCTTCTCTAGTCATATTATTAGGACCATCACCAGCAACAGAAGTAAAACTAACAGTTCCTTCTTGAGTTTCAGAATTACTAAGAGCAGTTGTTCCGACTAAACTACTTATACCTAAATACAAATTAGGAACAAATACACCAAATACACCATCAGCCACATAATTTTTTGTTGCCTTACCCTCTTCTAATTCAACATAAAAAGTTGCACCTGCCGCCCCTGTAGTAGTGCCTTGCTCTACTGAATCACCAGCAACAGCCCCAAAACCACCATTATCTAATACTCCTTGTGCGCCTATAAATGTAAATTCGTGACTTTTTTCATCCGCATAATCTACTTCGTTTCCAAAGGTAATAGTTGCGCTTGCTTCTGTTCCCGACCCATCGGGGTCTGTAAAGTTTACATCTCCCCCTTCCGTATTACTCATTGTAAATGCAGTTACATCAACACCCTCTGTTCCAGTTGTTATAGTTTTAACAACCGCTCCACTTGGAATACCACTACCACTACTACCATCAGAACGTGTATAAGATGCTAGTGAATGCCCAACCCTAATTGCCGCAGATGATGAACAAGCAACTGCATTAGAGTTGTGAGTTAAAGTACAACCACTAACAGTAAACGTTCCAGTTATTTTACCAAAACCATCTCCATAAGTTTGTAAGGATTCTTCATCCGAATCCGCCGCTGGTGTTCTCAATCTAGCAGGTTTTGAATATGGGAAACTTCTAACTGCTCCCCCTCTATAATCAGGAAACATACTAATTCTTGAGCCTATAGGAGTTTTAATTTTAGTAGCGTTTTCAACGTCATATCTCCCTAATGCTACTACTCCGCATCTCCAATATGGATTGCCTCCTTCTTGAATAAACTCTAAAATATTAGATACATGAGAATATTCACTACCTATAGTATTAGTATCACTACTTGTTCCAGTATTTCTATTTACTAAATATGTTTTAGATTGCATGGCGTTTATCGTTCTTTCTGGATTAGTGCTAGTAAAGTTATGAGCATAAAAAGTTCTAAAACAAGGGGGTAAAGCAACTATAGGAGATACATATTGTATGCCTACAGTAGCACTTTGACCAAAATACATAAATGATTCATTAAAGTGTTCTAAAAATGTAGAAGAAGTAATATTATCTGTTAAAGTATGGTCAGTTAATCCTGAAACGTTTTTACCCCAAGCAGTAATATTAGTTATAGGGTCATTCTGAATATTTGCAGTATTACCATCAATAAAACCATAAGGAATTTGATAATGTATTGTACTGCCACTTTCTCTACGATTAGCATATCCATTCCACATTTGTTGTAGCATGTTAGTTCCTTTTTGTTTTGTGGGAGTTAAGAAAGAATTCTCTCCACCTCTACCATAAGTAGTAAATTGATAAAACGAATCCCACCAATCTTGAGTGGCAATAACAGTGTTTTTACCACAAACATATACGAACCCATAATACAAACAAGGAGTTCCATCTGCTTTTAAAATAGGTCTTCTTGCATCTTCCACTAAAGTAAAAGAACTAGAACTAGTATTTTCATCTATAACTTTACCAATGTATTTTCCCTTATCTGTAAATATTTGGTCGCCTATCTCTAATAAACTAGAAGGGTTAGCGTCTACAGTTACTACGGTATCACTAGTACCATAACCCGTTATCTCCAAATTTAATCTAACTAACGGCTGGTATCTAGTATATTCAAAATTAGGAGTTGTCATATTTTTAATATCACTTATTCTTTCTGGGTCTACTAAATTAAAATGCCAATCATAAGTGCAATCAACTAATCTCATTAACCCAAATCGTTTCATCTCTGATGGAGAGATTGATGATTCGCTAATCGGCAGTGTTTCATATTGGTCATCTATTTCTTGTTCTTCCTGTAAAGCCCCTTCATAATATTCATGGGTAGTACCACTATTAGCAAAAGAACTTTCTCCCTTTAATAATAAACTATAATCTGTAAACTTCCTATTAACCGTTACACTATTTACAGTTCCCGAATAACCTATATGATGCTTTCTTGCCATAGAATCAGGATACATATCAGCAGGTGAAAACATAAACCATCTCTGAGTTTTAGGGTCTGGTAATTCCCAATGGTCTTTTGCTCTAGTAATACCGTCAAACTTTGGTCCAATCCAAGGGGGATAAAGAACACTAATTCCCATATCACCCGTAGTGGTATCAGCCGAACCTCTTACATCTCTACCTAATTTAGAACCACTTAAACTAACTCCTATTTGTGTGAATGGTGGAGTATCTACATCCATTTGTAATCTACCATTACCACTAGAAACATCAGCAAAACTACTCGCTAATTTAAATGTTCTATTGTTATTCTTATCGGGCCAACCAAATAACTTAACCCATCTACTAACTAAACTAGCGGAAAAAGTAGTGCTGTCATCTGCCGCAGGGTCTACATATGCCGCATCAGTACTACCTTCACCCCACTCAATATCATAGGCTTCACCTTTCCATCTTCTGTAAACTAATTCATTTCCAGCACTATCATTTAATGGTGATTCAGTATCTTCTTGCCAATCACCACCTCTAAAGTTATCATGTATTCTAGGCATAAATCTAGGGTAAATTAAAGAATTATAATTAGTCTCATCAGGAGAATAAATTGTAGTTCCATGTTTATTGAAATCAGCAAAGTTACTTCCCATAACTGGTCTAAAGTCTCTTGATTCTGGAGAAGAGTATTCTAAGAAATAGGGGTGGGTTTTAATTAAATTATCATCTACGAAAGTTAAAGTTGTATTAGTTTGGTCACTTGCTACATCCCTATCTATTCTAAATAAAGTTCCAGAATCTATTTGAGTTATATATGCTGTATTCGTAATACCAGTTCCAGTAACACTCATTCCTACTTTCAATAAACTAGTAGAATCCATCTGTATAATTCTAGGGTTACTTCCAAAAGAACTTCCAGTTCCAGCAGTATCATTTGTATCGCAAGTATTATCTGTAAAACTAGCGGCTTTATTATCGAATAACATTCCTATAGTCCCACTAGCATCAACCATTTTTACAGCCCAAGCATAATCATTATTGTGATAACCATAAGGATATTTCATTAATTTATTTCTACCAAATTTAGCATCTGATATTCTATAAGCAGTAGCATAACCATTTACTCTACCCTTATCGGTTGCATAGGTATCTTTAATTTGTCCGTCTTTTCTTCTTCTATTAATGTAAGAAAGATACTTACCTCTTTGTAATCCAAAATATCTCCATTTAGTATTGCCGTATCTATCTATCATATCAGAGTACAATAAATTAGAACCATAAGAATATTGCCCCGTACTATCTTTACTAACACTTTCATCAGTTATATGGTGATATATTCCACCACTCCATTTAACAGGTTTACGAATATTATCAGCGGCATTTGGGCTAGATAAAAGAGGGTTAGTTAAAGTGACAACTCCCCCTTGCCCCAATCCTTGAGTGTTTAAGAAATATAATCCTTGAGTAAAGTAATCAGTTAATACGGTTATTCTAAGTGTATTATCTAAACTACTATCTTCAAATAAACCTTTAGCAGTATTAGTAAATTTAGTTGACTCATATTTTCTACTAAAGAAAATTACATGAGCATCGTCAGCCGCATCATCTTCAAATACATGACCAATAGTAAATACTCCATTGTTAGCACCTAATGTATGTCCTTCTATATGTATTCTCATACCTGCTGATAAAGAAGATAAGAAAGCCATCGAAGCGGTATTCTGTGCAGTTAAAACTCCAACTTTATACTTTGTTCCTCCAAATTTATCTATCCCGCTTGCATCATCGAAATCAAAATCACTAGCAGAATAATATTGTGGTGGACTTGCCTCTCCGTAGTATTTGTAAATACCTTCACTACTTGTTATTGATTTAAATAAGGGTCTATCCAAAGTAAAAGCAACCCTATCATTCGCTAGTCCAGCATTAGAACCAGTACTAATGTCTATAATCTTACCAAATAAGTTTCCACTAGAATCAAATATAAAATCTCCTTCTTTTAGTTCTTCTATGTAATCTTCCAAAGAAGTTCCCGCACCTATTAATTCAAATTGAAATATACCATTATACCCTTTAGGTTGAGTATCTGGAAAATTACCAACACTCACTAAATATTTGTCTCTACTATCTAATGGGTTATTATCCACTCTTGCTAAAACCACTGGACAAATAGGAGCAACTTCTATTGAAGTTTCTTTATCCTTAGAAGTCAAATTAACTATTTCATAATCAGTTAAAGAACTAACCGTATGTAAGTTAACAAAATCAATAGTAAATTTATCAGTTATTTCATCTGCCAAATGACAATAAAATGGTAAATCAAAATCTATTTTATCAGGAGCATGAATACTATATCCTTTGGCTAATGGATGATTACTACTTGAACTACCCACTAAAGTAGTGCTATCATTATAAGGCGCAAATTCATTACTTAAACTTAAAGAATTACCACCTGTAAAAATAATACCTTTATCACTAGTTCCGCTTAATGAGTTTACTCTAGTTGTTGTATATGGATTAGATGATAATGCTTTAGCAAAACTAATCGTATTACCTCTTACAAATTGTTTTACGGTTTCACTAGCCGCAGAAGTATCTAATATATCATCAGGTACAACATCCAATTTTAAATCAGTACCAGAACGGTTTGCAAATTGACTAGAAATCATAATTACTTCGTCATCTTTTAAAGCGGTTGGTATTCCCTCTTCTAAAGTAAAAGTACTACCACTAATACCGTAGATTCTACCTATGAAAACCCCTTGAGTTGTAAATAGTAAATCACCTTCATCAGCCGCTACATTCTGATTACTACTATCAACTGCGATAACTATTTCAGTAGTACCTATTTCATATCTTGCACCATTACTTGAGTTATTTATACTACCATACATCATCATTCTTTCAACGGGACCGATTGTGGAATAAACAATGTCTTCAGTAAATTTATAATCTTTATTTACTATTGGTCCTAATAATTTACCAACATCATTTCTACCTTTAACTTTTAATTTAAACATTCCATCTTCTACAACTTGCTCAACACTTTCAACAACTCCAGAGAATACTCTTTTCTCTATATCGTAAATACCTTTAAAATAATCTAAATAAGATAAAGTACCTCTTACATGGTTATTGGTAGTTAAACCATTTTGACTTAAATCATATCTTTTTTGACTACCACTAACAGGAACGCTTTCTGTATTAATAGGATAACCATATAAAGATACATTAGACATACCATAAGAATAAGGAAGAAAATCTGTTTTATTATAAGATTCTAAAAATCTTTCATCTTTAAGATGCGTTTTTAATTTAACAAATTTATTTAGTTTATCTCCATACTCAATATGTAGTCTATGCCCCGTAGCAGAACCGCCTCTTAATATTAAATTAATATCATTAATTCTACTATGTTCTTGTTTTTCTATATTAGTAGAACCTACCTTAATAGAAGAACCATTTGTTTCAAATAAATTATTAAAAGTAGTTAAATTTCTTTTAGTTGGTGCGGCAGAACTACCATCATAATCTAAACTATAACCGTTTATTTCTGAGTCTATCGGGATGTTCGTCATAATATTATCTGCGTTAAAAGAATACTTTCTTCTATATCCCTTAGTGTTAAAACTAGGAACTGAACCTGCGGCCAATGTGGTTGTATTATATTCTGTATCAGTAGCCTTTCTCCATAACCTAGGAGTAATAATTTGAGAACCACTTGAAGGGTTAGAAATACTATCAGGAATTATATGATATAAAGTTCCAGAAACACTTACAGTAAATCCGTCATATAGAGGGTCATCTCTTGAACCTGTATCTGTTTTACTATTAGGAATAGGACTCATTAATAAAAATCTTATATCTTGTCCTTCGGTTAAATTATCAACAGTTAGAGTTGTATCGCCGATAAAATAATTAAAAGTTCCAATTTCAGAAATTCTATTTAACCCCTGTTCTTCACTAAATATTATTTCATGAATAAATAGAGGGTCGCCTTCTTTTATTTTTTTAGCAAGAATCTTTTGAGTATCAGCGAATACAATATCTACATATCCACCACTAGCAGTAACGGATTCGTAATCAATCATCTCCATAGCGTTTGGTGCTATATTATTAGTCAAAGGAGAATCAGTATAATGCATATATCTTGTTTGCCCTATTGCATAACTGTGGTAATTACTATCATCGTCATTAGGTCTATGAGCCATTCTAAATGCATTTTTTAAATGATTAGTAGAATCAACGGCACAATACATTTTATTATGGTCTAAATCTACTGCATGGGATAAAAATTTTAATTCTAAATCATTATCGGTATCACTACTTTCATCAGTTCCTAAATCAGTATCATCTAAAAATATAGTAGTAGCAGTAGCGTCTGTTGCGCTATCTATACAATAAGCATCATCATTATCGCTATCAGCACTATCACTAATATTAAATCTGGAATCTCTTAATATACCCGCTAATCCCCAATTAGTTCCCTCAGTTCCATCTAAATCATTTTGAGAATTATCAAAACTGGCACTGGTTCCGTTTACTGTTATTTTATCTGCGTTACTACTATAGTTCTTATGTAATTCCAAACTATTATCATTTATTAATAAAAAATCCATAGCGGCTGGATTATCCGCTTTATACATCATATCTACTATACTTGCTTCCATAGTATAAGGACCATAATCAATAATATCTGTTCCGTATTCTTGGTCGGTTACAAATGTAGAATAAGTATAAGTATGGGTAGAACCATTATAACTAGAACTTCTAAGTACGTATCTAGTAGCAGGTTCTAATTTATCTTTACCATTTAAAAAATAAAAGAAAGGACGAGAAGCATGAGTATTAAGATAATGTTTAACATTAGAAGTTGTTCCTAATAAACCATAACCACAAGCAACTAACGTTTGATTATCCGAATCTAATTTAGGCATGTTAGAATCATGAGAATCAAAGACAGCAAATTTAGTATCTTTAGGAATATCAACTCCTAAACTTGGGGAGAACTCTATTGTGTCTCCCCATACCTCTGATTCTAAAATTTCAGTAATTTTAGCAAAATGGTGATTATCAGCATTATCTGAATAAACCAATACCCATAAACTATCTATATTATCCTTTAATAAAACTTTATCTCCACTAGTATGAGAAGTGGCAACTGTATTATTAAATCCTCTAATTACTGTTAAAGAACCCGAAACCGCAGTTACTAACATTTCTTCATTATTAATAACTATTATGTCATTAACGGAAATACCAGTAGTGCTTGCTACTCCAATGGTGGTATCAGTAGCATCTTCATTTCCACTTAATGTAGTTTTATCTGTTATAAATCTTTGACCAGTATTACTATGATAATCATAACTTCTTAGAATATTACCTCTAGTAGTTTCTAAATTAGATAAGTGGTCACTAGTGGTAGTTGAATTAGGGTATTTTCTATTTACTGTTGAGTAAGTTTGCGTAGCCGAACCATCTGTAGTAGTACCCTGCGCTTCATGAAAATGATAAGAATTATTAATTCCAAATTTAGAATTAGTTAAAGTTGTATTATCTGCTTTATGTATTTCATAACTATTTATAGTATCAGCCGCAGATAAAAGTTTAAAATCATCAAATCTTTCATGAACTTCCCCTCTGACTAATAAAGGATTTAAGGGAGTTTTATAAATTGCTTTTTGCATAAAGTTACCAGAATAAGTATTGGCATTTGTAATATTAGTATCTATAATATCAGTATTAGCCTGTGCTATAGTGTTTGCGGAAAATGCTTTACGCATAGCAAAAACACTAGTAAAGTCACCCATACCTTTTGTCATGAATTTTCCCCCTCAAATCTAAAATAAAGTAAAGTGTTTCTAAAGTTAGGAATTAATGTATCTAAACTATTGAAGTTTTCTTTTACATCTTTAGTAATTGCGAACTCATGTATTTCTCCCATAAACTGAGAAGCCCTTCTAGTTTCTAAAACATCATTACCATTAGAACCTAAATAACAATCACTCTCGTCAAATGCAAAATCAACGATAGGATTATCCGTTCTAATAGTTACATCTCTTACCGTTAAAGTTTCTCCAGTAGCCGCACTTATACTACTATTGATACTTGCCTCTGTAACTACAATAAAAGAATTAGCAGTTAAAGATACTTCATTAACAACCCAAATACCATTTAAATCTGCATCATTAGCACCATCTACACTTACATAATCTCCAGCAGTTAAACCATGTGGGTCTATTGTAGTAATAGTAGCAGAAGGGTCGCCAACACCACCATCCCCAACAATACTGTTTATTACGAAATCTTTTTCATTAAACTGTTGAGTAGGAACATTAACTCCATCAATCATTAAGTTTATTCTTTTAGCGTTAGCATCATAACTCATGGATAAATGGAACGGCCTTAAAAGATAAGATGCCTCCTTCCAAGTTTCTCCTAATAGTGGCGCACCAAAAGAAGCATGTTTATCTCCACCCACATCTACTAAAGTTGCTCCACTATCATTTACCAATCTCAATCCATTAAAAAGTTTAGAAGGTAAAGTCTTGTATAGAGTTCTAGCAAAATAAAATTCTTCTTTAGGAGTAACTGAGTCCGTACTTGTATCTGCTGTTTTATAATCTTGGCCCGAATCAGTGTTATTATTATCTGATTGTAAATTGGTTGTTTGAGTTGTACTGGCATCATAACCCCTAGTAACAGTTAACGTATTTCCAGAAATAGCAGTTACTAAAACTAACTCATTACCTAATCTCAATATATCTGTTACACTTATATCTCTAGCATCATCCACATAAAAAGTTGTTTCAGTTTTTGTTCTTACTGGTTTAACTAATTTACATGCGGCCATATACGCATAGTCGACATCATCATCTGAATCTGCATGAATAGTTTCTATATAGCCTAAAGAAATAGGTTCTTTTTGTTCTATAGTAGATATATTAGTTGGTGATGAATTATCCCAAGCAGAAGAATAAAATCTTGAAGTCGCAAATTGTGTATATAATTTTCTTCCTCTCCACATCCTATTAGCCATATCTAAATTATTAACACCATCAACAGCAAGGCTACTTCTTCCTTGAGTAATAAAAGATATTATTCCTTCTGTATCTGCTCCCTTTAAAGTGTGAAAAACTATCAAATTTCCACTTGACATAGTTTCATCAATTAATAAACTAGTAGCGGAATTACCAGAGGTTACCCAATCATTCGGGTCTAAAACCAGTGTGCTTCCAGATTGTAGTCTAACTTGATAAAATCCGTCATTACTAGTAGAACCCACTACTTTAATAAATCGTAAGTTGCTAGTCCAACTACCGCTTGCTCTAACAATAGTAGGAAGACTAGAAAAACTTTCATTAGCATTATCAAATACCACATTTACACTAGATGTATTTATTGTTTCACTTCCTCCACCTAAAGATGTACCACTATACGTAGAACTATTAACATATAACCTATCGACATCTACTTGATAACCGTCATCTTGAGTTATTCTATGATATTTCACTCTATCTTCACTAGTTAGATGAACTGGTTTTCCAAATACAAAACTAGTTTCATCTGTTTGTTCAATCGCTGAACCATAATATTCTTCATCAGCAGTTATAACAGGTGAGTTACTTTCAATAGTTACAGTACTAACATTTCCATTTTTATCTTTACCCTTTAACACGCAACCAATTTTATATTCGGCTGGTTGATTCATATTTGTTCTAGTCATATTCTTTAAATAAAATTCACAATTAGCATTATAGAATAATGTCATTTTATGATTTAACCTATTATCTGTATAAATAGGGGCAAATTGACTATGAGATATAGCAGTAGTTCCATCATATGCTCTAGTAACTGTAATTTCTGTTGAATTACCAAAGTGCCTATCAATAGATACAATAAGCATTTTTTCATTACCTATTCTAATATAATTTCCACCATGTAAATATTCGGTACTAGTGACTTCAAATGCAGTAACAGAATTGTTTATTGCTTCTGCTAAATAAGCAACATGTTCATGAGAGAAATAAGCAGAAGACCTAGAACTAGCAACGGCTATATTACCAACAGAAGAAAACGCCTTCGCTGTAAATGGTAGTTCTAAATTAGTAGCATCAATATTTGTGCTTACATTAGGAACTCCTCCAGCAGTAGTATAGTCTTTACCTATAGACCAACCAAAACCATTTACATCATAAGGAGTTATAATACCCTCAATCGTAAAAGAACTTTTATGACCCCATAAACCATAAGGGTCGTCTGAATCTGTTGGTATATGTTTACTATAATCTAAGTGAACATAACCGTCACCCATAATAGGAAACACTAATGACTTTTTATCCCCACTATAAATCCTATAACTCATAATATCACATACTTGCAAAGGCTATTTCAAATGATAAATTAAATTCAATAAAAGGAGAGCCCCCGACAAAAGTAGTGTCAAATGAACGAACAAAACCATCTAGCCCTTGTATAGTATTAGTATCTGTAACTATAGGTTTAGGGAATTTACTTTTAGGAACACTCGAAGAGGCATCTAATTCACTTCCACCTTTATCTCTTACAGCATAAGTAAAAGGAATCAAAGGGCAGTTCTCTGACGTTAAACCAGTGCCTACATTAGTTATTATATTTTCTCCAGCATCTTCATCGTGATATAAAAATTTAGGACCAACTCTTGAAGGGATTAAAATAATTAAACGGTTTAAGTTCTGTTGTGATTGCATAAAAGATGAATCTACATATGAATGTATTAATTGAGCGATTTCTTGCGCCGTCATGTTTACACTAACATGGGCTCCATCTGCATCCGTATATGTGTTTGTAGAATCAGTTGGGTCTACTTCACTTTCGGGTAAATCACCAGCGTTAAATTGTTTATGGATTGTTTGTTCAGTTATAATACCACTAAGAGAAACTGACTTTGTAGACATACCTAAATCTAAACCAAGTGAAACCGATTCACCAGTAGCAATACCTATTGCTGGAGTAGGAAAAGCCATTATGTTTTTAGATGTAGAAATAGAAACATTATCACATTTAAGTGCTATTCTATTTGTTTGGAACTTTTTCATAGAATCACCTGCACTATCAGCAATAGGACTCCTTGAACTTAAGTCAAGATAAACATAATGAGAATCTAAATCAGTAGAAGAAAACGTAGCCATCTTAATACCTCACATTAGTAGACGAGGAAGTAGTTCTATTTATTTCCGTATTAACCATTCGTCCTATTTTCTTTGCTATATCCCTTAACTCTGAATCTGATGACCCAACTCTACCACTTACATTTACATTAATAGTATTACCACCTGTCATTTTTCTACTTTCAGCGTTTGAATGAACCCTTGCCCCTTTAGGTAAATTAACTAATTCTGGTCCTCTTTCCCCTACAACTGTTAAACCACCTGATGATACTCCGCCATTTGCCATGAAGGGTAATTTAAAATCTCGAACAAAGTTTACTATTTTTGCTACCTGATTACCTAAAAATGTTAATACCTTTGTTACTAATTTAACTAATGGATGTTTCTGAACCTTTGCTGGTAAACCCGTAAAAAAATCTTTTATCTTGTTGCCTATTGCTACACCTAAATCAAATAAATGTTTAAGAGTCAAATCCCAAAACACTAATTTAAGTAAACCAAATAATAATCCCATAGTCATATTAACGGCAAACTTAGCAACTTCTAATAAAATACCTATTAGTCCGCCAAATATTTTTGCTATTCCCGTTATTAATAAAGTAATTCTTTCCCCAAATGTTCCACTACCAAAGAAAGCACCAAATAAATCAAAGACTCCTGATAAGATAAGCATTACTGATTCTATTACTCCCTGTATAGTATCAATTACTACCTGCATTGCTTGTGCGTTTTCCATTATTTTTCTAATAATAGAGAAAACAATAAATGCTCCCATGATAAATAATATGAAATATAAAGAAAACTTAAGCGCTAATCCCATTACCTTTCCTACTTTAGCGCCTAACTTAACAAAAGTAAGTCCTCGTATTGCATTTAATCTTGCAAAACGTTCTTTCATTTTTTCTCTAGTAAAATATTGTTTTCGAAAGTTCTTAAATCCCTCAACCATATTTGTCATTTCTTTACCAAAAGCCCTTCCTATAGTTGCTTCACCACCAAACTTTTCTTTTCCTCTTTTTTGATGTCCTTTCAAAGCACCTATTCTTCTGTTTAATGTAGTTACAATTTGTCCCTGCCCTTCAACGCCTTCTAATTGGTCCCTTCTTGCTTCAAACTCTTTAATTTGTTTTTCTCTTGATATAAGTCTTGCTTTTAATTTTTGTGTTTCAGCCAATTTAGTTTCCGCAGTATCTAACTTCAAAGCCTTTCTAGTTTTGCTTCTATGTTTATCTACCATTTTACCTATTTTTTTATACTGATTAGAATATAAACCTATAACTTGTTTAGTGGCTTCTTTTTGTGCTTTTGTCGCACTTAATCCAGCATTCCTTAACCCTTCATATGTGACTTTTAACTCTAAATTAGTTTTAACGAGTTCATCAAAATTAGATTTAATTTTTAACTTACTAATAACTTCCCCTAGTTCCTTATATTTATCATTCATTTTACTAGTAGCAATCATGGCTTCATTTGATTTTTCTATTGCCTTTGCTTGAGCATCGTTATAAAATGTAACAAGTTGAACTGCGCCTCTAAGATAATTTTGTAATTTCCAAAGACCTGTACCCGATAATAACCTACTAGCGGCTGTCCATAATTTACTATCATTTGCCGCTTTACCGATTGTCTTACCATAACTCTCTGCGGCTTGATTAGCAATTTCTACGGCTTCCGCTAAAGAATATAACTCTGTTGTTAATTTCTTTGTATCACTCATTTAATTACCCCTGCCTTTTCTTTGCTTCTTTCTCCATTTCTTCCGCTTTATACTGTTCCACTTCACCATGAACCATTAACATATCTCTTACTAAACGTGCTGGCATCTGATAAACCTCTAATGGACTTATCGCTAAAGCCTTAGAAAGACTATAAACGGTTATCAGAGAAACAATCTCCATAGGGGCTTTACGCCCTCTTATTGCGTCTCTGACTTGTCGTTTTTTGTATCATCCCCCATAGCATCTTGAAGGGGATTAGGAAGTATATCTTTTAATTGACTTCCTAAATAGGGACTTAGCCTAATCAAATCAGTTTTACCTAAATGTGGCTCTGTCTTTTCTACAAAGTTATCAATCATATAATGGTATAAATTATTTAAATCTATATCCATTTCCTGAGTTTTAGGATTAATATTCATTACAGAAGCCATTCCTTGTTCTACTTGTAGCCAAGTTGGTTCTTTAATCCATATTTTCAGGTATTCATCACTATTC